TAAATGGAACATCAATATCTTAGTTACGGCTTGGGAAGCAAAGTACCAAATTACTGATCCAAGTGGTCAAGAATTTACGCAATATGGTCCAGATATCAGAGATAATCCACGGGATTATTTAATGGGTAGCTGTGATGTGGTTGCCCGTATGATCCAAAAACCACAGTCAGGTGAGCGTGGGTTAATCATGCAGGGAAGTATAGATACCTATGCTAAAAACCGCTTAGACGAGCGAAAAGGCAGCAAAGCAGAAGACTTTTTCAAATTTGAAAAGTCGGATTTAGAAAAAGCGGTCGATAAAGTTAAAGAAAATGCAAAGGAGAAACAATAATGTTTAACAAAAATGTAAATGAAGACTTAAAGCTAAACCAGGAAATGGAAGACAAAGTTGCAGAAACTTGTTTGAAGATTACTAATAACGAAATCAAGCATTTTATTATCATTGGTTTAGATGATGATGGAAATGAAATTCGAATGCATCATGGTCATGGCATTGTATTATCTGGTCTCGTTAGAGATATTCAACGAGAGATTGATCAAGAAAATGATCATACCAGAAATGCCAGTGATTTTATCAAGATGATGCAGAAAATTAATAAGCAAGATGATTAAATGTTTCAATTATTTGATTATCAGCAAGATTTAGTTGATAAGGCTAGAAATGCTCTAGCAGCTGGAAATCAAGGCGTTTTAATTGTTAGCCCTCCAGGATCAGGTAAGTCAGTAGTAATCAGTGAAATTGCTAAATTAACAGTAAAAAAAGGTGGCCATGTATTATTCTTTGTCCATCGCCAAGAACTAGTAAAGCAGATCAAAGATTCTTTTAAACAGCAGGGTGTCGATTTAAACCATTGCACCATTCTCACGGTAGGTAAAGTAGCAAATAGATTAAATATTTTAGCCAAACCAGATTTAATCATTGTTGATGAATCACAACACTCAAGAGCTAAAACATATCAGAAAATATTTAATTATTATTCTGATGTTCCAAGGCTTGGTTTTACCGGTTCACCATGGCGTTTATCTGGTAAAGGATTTAAAGATATTTATTCAGCTATGGTATTAGGCCCAACTGCTAAATGGTTAATTGAAAATAAAAAACTGGCACCATTTACAGTCTATGGTTACCAGTTAGGTGATAAATCAACGTTAAAAAGTGGATCGACAGGAGATTATACAAAAAAATCTTTAAACAATTACACTAAGTCAATTATACATGGTGACATTGTAAAATCATGGCTCAAGTTTGCTAAAGACCGTAAAACTATTATCTATTGCCATTCTACCAGCTTTAGTAAGGAAGTAGCACAGTCTTTTAGGGATGCAGGTATAAATGCAGTTCATGCAGATGCTAAAACTCCTGAAAGTAAACGTGACAAGATAATGGTTGATTTCAAAGAAGGCAAGATCAAAATATTATGCAATGTTGATCTAGTAAGTGAAGGCTTTAATGTTCCTGACTGTTCATGTGTAGTTCTATTAAGACCAACACAAAGCCTAGTAATTTACTTACAGCAATCAATGAGAGCCATGAGGTATCAACCTAACAAACACGCAATCATTATTGATCAAGTTGGTAACTTTGAAAGGTTTGGTTTGCCTGATACTGATTACAAGTGGACTTTGGAAGATCGTGAGAAACATCCACGCAAAGATAGCGGTAGTACTGAAGGATTACAGATTAAAACATGTCCTGATTGTTTTGCAGTTATTAAAGCAGAATGTGTGAAATGCCCTATCTGCGGTCATGATTTTTCAATTGAAATTAGAAAAATTAAACAAAAGAAAGATCAAGAATTAAGAGCTATTAAAGCAGAAAAATTCCATATTGATCTAATAGCAAAGAAAAAGGTTAGTGAACTAACCAGTTTTAAAGAATTAACCATGTATGCAAAGGCAAAACATTATAAGAATGGTTGGGCTTGGCACATGGCTAAAAGGAAAGGATTTATTTAATTATGGGTTTTATTAATTTAAACGAAAAGACAAACAACAGAAGTGAACTATTTCCAAAGGGAACTTATGAAATGCAAATTGTAAGCGTCCATGGTGATGCAAGCCCTAGCGGTCATGAAAATATGCAATTTGATTTTCTAGTTCGTAAAGACTTAGACAAAGTTTCTGCATTAGCTAATACTAATGCAAAAACACATGGTCGCCACTTCTTTGCAAATGTTTGGACTGCTAAGGATAAAGAAACCGGTCAAGATTCAGGCTCATATGATCCAGCAGATTTGGCAAATATTGCAGATGCAATTGGTTTAACTCAAGCTCAAATTGATAAATACATCAAGTCAAAAGAAGATTTGATGAAAGCATGTGAAGGAAAATTCATTAGAATCTACATTTCAGTAGGTGAGAATACTTACAAAGGTGAAACTCGCAAACAAAATAGTACCTTCACTAATTCATGGCAAAAGACTAAGTTCCCACCACAAGCTGCTAAAAAGCAAGAAACTGTAGAAGATCCATTTAAAGGTAATACAGGTTCAACAGATGAATTATCCGAAAATGATATTCCANNTTCAACTTAAATGGGTAAAGGAGCGGAATAAAAATACCAAGATTCCTATTGATCCTTATAACGGTAGAGCTGGTAAATCTAATGATCCTAGTACATGGTCAGATTTTAATACAGCACTAAAAGCATTAGATGAAATTGAACGTGCTGATGGCTTGGCATTCTATTTTACTAACGGATATGTAGGGCTTGATATTGATCATATTTCAGATGATTTAGCAGATTGGCATCAAGGTGATAGTTCTGTTAGCAATCTGATAAACAAATTCCGTTTAATGACTGATGAAACTTATATGGAAGTCAGCCAATCTGGTACAGGTATTCACTGTATTTTTAAGGGAGAGATTCCAGGCAATCGCAGACGTAAAGGCAATTATGAGATGTACCAACAAGGGCGTTTCTTTGCACTAACTGGGAACAGTATTGGTATTCCTAAGATTGTCACTCTTTCAAAAGAAAAGATGCAAGCTCTTTATAATTTCTTATTTGGTGCTGATAAATCAGTGCCGGATAAGATTGAAGAACCTGAAATTACAGCGCTAGATTTATCTATTCCTGACATCATCCAACGTGCAGAAAAATCTAAGACTGGTACTCGCTTTACCATGTTCATGAAGGGCGGCTGGGAACAATTCTATAATTCTCACTCTGAAGCAGATATGGCATTTGCTAATGACCTTGCATTTTGGACTGGTAGAGACTTCCACAAAATGGATACGATTTTTCGTAATTCCAGTTTAATGAGAGATAAATATGATGAAAAACGTGGTGCTACTACTTATGGAATATCCCTTTTAAATAAAGCAATCAGTGAAGCCGTTAATATTTATAATCCTGAGCAAGATGGGAAAGAGCCAGATCTAGTCTTTAACTGGAACAAACCTAAAAAACGGGCTGTTGCTCGTTCATGGGATGATACAGGAAGAGGACTTAGATTAAATGATCAGTTCGGTGATGTATTCAGATATATGGCAGCTGATAAAACTTGGTATTTCTATAATGGCTCATATTGGGAATTAGATAATGGACGGCATATTGAGTTAGCAGCTGAAAAAGTTGTTAATTTGATTAAAACTGAAAATCCTGATTTCAGCTTTGCTACTCAGCAGGATAAAGATAAAGCAATGAAAGAATGGAATAAGTTCATTAAAGAATCACGTTCCCATATGGCAAAAATACACATGATTGAGGAGTTTAAGAAGTACGTAACTATTGATCACGGTGTATTTGATCATGACAACATGCTTCTAAACACTGAATCTGGTTATGTTGATTTAACTAACGGTGAATTGAAAGATCATGATATTAAAAAGATGTTTAGTGAACAAACCGCATCAGAATATTCAGACAATATTGATTGTCCTATGTGGAAAGACTTCCTAGAACAAATTTTCAATCATGATGAGAAATTGATTCATTATATCCAAAAAGCTGTTGGCTACTCAATTACAGGATCGACTGCTGAACAAGTATTTTTCTTGCTACTTGGTACTGGTAGAAACGGTAAATCTGTATTTATCAATACTATCAGAAATATTCTTGGTAGTTATGCAAAGCAGATGTCAGTTGAGTCAATCATCGTCCACAATTCAAGCGGAAGTGCTAATAGTGATATTGCACGACTTGAAAATACACGTTTAGTTACCAGTTCTGAAGCTAATGAAGGTTCACGTTTAGATGAATCGTTAGTTAAGCAATTAACTGGTGGAGATAGAATCCTAGCTAGATTTTTATATGGTCAAGAATTTGAATATGATCCTAAATTCAAGATTTGGATGGCTACTAACCACTTGCCATTCATTAGAGGAACTGATGAAGGTATTTGGAGAAGAATTAAGGTTGTTCCATTCAATGTACAAATTCCAGCTAACAAAGTTGATAAGAATTTGGAAAACAAGTTAAAAGCTGAATGGACTGGAATCTTAAATTGGATCGTTCAAGGCGCAATCATGTGGCAAGTAGAAGGCTTGAAAGACCCTGAAGTTGTTCAAGATGCATCCAAGCAATACCGTGAAAACATGGATCCACTTGAAGCATTTCTTGATGAATGCTGTAAAGCTGGTAGCAATTACACTATCATGGGTAGACCTTTATACAATGCATATCGTGATTGGGCTAGAGAATCTAATGAACATTTGATGTCTATGACTAAATTTGGTAGAGAAATGGCTAAGAAATTGCCTAAAACCAAAGAAAGAAATGGAACTCGCTATGTAGGCATCCAATTAAAGAAAGAACCACTTCATTTTGATTGGAATTAATGGCTGTGATTAGTTGCGGTTAGTTGTGGTTGGTTGTGGTGAGTATATGTGGTAGCTCAAACCGTTGGGGCTGTAGGGGTGTGACGTGTTTCGGTTAGTGTGGTTAGTTTAAAAGCCTATATTATTATATTTATTTTCTTTTTTATAATTTACTTTTTAAAGAAAAAAGTAGTAACACTAACCACAACACTACAGGCTGTAGGCGTAAGACCCACCACAAACTCACCACAAACTGGTCACATTTTTAGCC